ACCGGCTACTGCAGCGCAGCAACCAACACCGGCTACTGCAGCGCAGCAACCAACACCGGCGACTATAGCGCAGCCACCAATACCGGCTACCGTAGCGCAGCCACCAATACCGGCTACCATAGCGCAGCCACCAATGCCGGCTACCGTAGCGCAGCCACCAACACCGGCGACTGTAGCGCAGCAACCAATACCGGCTACCGTAGCGCAGCCACCAACACCGGCGACCGTAGCGCAGCCACCGTTGATGGAAAGGAGTCTATTGCAATCGTCACCGGAGTCGATAGTAAAGCATCCGGCACCATTGGATGCTGGCTCGTCCTAACCGAGAGGGGTGGCTGGAACGGCGATACTTACCCCATTAAAGAGGTGCGAGCGGTAAAGGTAGATGGTGAGATTATAAAAACCGGGGTCTTTTACAAACTGGAAAATGGGGAGGTCGTGGAAGCATGAACCCATACGATATCCCGGATAGGCCCATCCCGAGCTGGGTGGATAACTACGATGATAAGCCGCACATCTGCCTGGAGTGCGGCTGCGAGATCAACGAGACAATTTACATTAAGGACGGCATGGTCATTGGCTGCGAAAACTGTGTTAAGCGTTTTGACGCCAGCGATGCGGATGCTGACAGGTACTTTGAATAAGGAGGATAACATGGTTAAATTCAGACCGCTGCGAGCGGACGAGGTTGACCTGCGGGTTGACCGCTATACTTCGAGAGGGGCTGTACTCCTCTGCTACAAGGACGCGCGATGCGACATGCGCATTCTGGACGAGACGGTTGGGCCCGAGAACTGGCAGCGGGAGCATTACGAATGCAAGGGGAACCTTTTCTGCCGTGTCGGTATCAAAACGGATGACGGATGGGCATGGAAAGCAGATTGCGGGACCGAAAGCTACACCGAAAAGGAAAAGGGAGAAAGCTCCGACAGCTTTAAGCGCGCCTGCTTTAATTGGGGGATCGGTCGCGAACTCTACACCAAAATCAACATTGTTGTCCCGATGAGGACTCAAAAGAACGCCAACGGAAAATATGAGCCTGCAGATAGCAATGACAAGTGGGCATGGTTCACGGTAGAGGAGATGGAAGTACACGGCGAACAGATTACATATCTGACGGTCATAGACAAATACGGCAACATCGTATTTAGCTTTGGTCACCCGGGCGATTCCGGAGAGGACATCACGGAAATCTGCGCTGACTGCGGGAAACAGATTGTCCCAATCACCAAACGAGACGGGTCTACATGGTATGTCCGGGAGATTGTCCCATACACCGAGAAAATGTTCGGACGGCATTTGTGCGGGCCGTGCATGAAAGCCGCAAAGGAGGCCGAAAAGAAGAATGAAAACAAGGCTCCGGTTTGATTCTGCCGACTGGACAAGAGACCGGAACGGCTACGGCATCACCCTGTATACCAAAGATGCCGCAGCCGCCCAAGGCTTTATGGACAGCATGGAAACTGGCAAGACATACGCTGCCGAGCTGGTAGAGGAAAGGAACCGGCGCTCCCTTGACGCCAATGCCATGGCGTGGCTTTTGATTGGGAAACTATCGGAAGCCCTCGGAAAACCGAGAGAGGAAATTTACCGGCACTATATCCGAGAGATCGGCGTAAGCGATGTAGTTTGTATCAAATCCGAAGCGGCAGAAACAATGCAGGCAGCATGGTGCAAGCATGGTCTCGGCTGGCTGACGGACGCTTTCCCGAGTAAGTTGCCCGGCTGCACCAATGTAATCCTCTACTACGGTTCCAGCTGCTATGATACGAAACAAATGTCCCGGCTGATTGACCTTGTCGTAGAGGATTGTAAAGAACAAGGCATAGACACCGCAACACCGGCAGAGCTTGCCTTGCTGAAGGAGGAATGGGGCAAATGAAAAACGAATGGGGCGCAGAGCTTGACCGAAACGGATACGCTCCGAGCATCGTACAGGCAGACACATCCAAGTGCTTTTTGTGCCAGCGCTCCGGCGTAAAACTCGACCGGCATGAAATCTTCGGCAACGCCATGCGGAGCAAAAGCAAGCGCATGGGCCTTTGGGTGTCCCTGTGCCACACGCCGTGCCACCAGACACATGCACACAGCTGCGCCGAGGTGATGGATTGGCTGCACCGGCTGGGCGAGCAAGCCTGTATCGACAACTACGATTTCACGATCCCGATGTTCCGGGAGGAATTCTACACAAACTATTTGGAGGAAACAGAATGCTGAACAAAGCGATACTTAATGGGCGGCTGACGAAAGCCCCCGAACTGAAACAGACCAACAGCGGCAAGAGCGTGTGCGGCTTTACCATCGCCGTAGACCGAAACCGTGACCGAGAAAAGACTGACTTCGTACCCATCGTAGCATGGGGCAAGACCGCCGAATTCGTAAACCAGTGGTTCGGCAAGGGCGATCTTATCACCATTGTGGGGCGCATCGAAGTTCGCAGCTACGAGGACAAGAACGGCAATAAGCGCACAGCCACAGAGGTTATCGCAGAGGAAGCTCTTTTCGGCGGCAGCAAATCTACCGGCAAGGCAGAGGAAAAGCCCGCAGAGAGCGAGCAGGGCGGTTTTGAAGAAGTCGAGGGCGACCCTAACGACCTCCCATTCTGACGGGAGGTGAGGAGGAATGCCGAATAGATTGATAAAGGATAGCTTCCGCACAAGCGACAAGATAGCATCCTTAACGGATTTCGAGTTTCGGCTTTGGGTAAGTCTTATTGTTTCGGTAGACGATGCAGGACGAGGAGATGCCCGACCTGCAATCATCAAAGGCAACGCATTCCCGCTTCGGGAACGGGTTACTGCAAAAGATATCAACGATGCGCTCCACGGTTTGGCGGCCAAAGGCTGCGTTTCCCTCTACGAGGTGGACGGGAAGCCCTACTTTTGGTTCCCGACTTGGGCCGAACATCAAAGGATACGAGAATGCAAACCCAAATATCCCGACCCGCCGGAAAACAGCGGATTTACACCGTCTGCGGAAATCTGCGGCGAGTTGCCGCAAGTTGCGGCGGATTGCGGCGAGCTGCGGCCTGAATCCAATCCGAATCCTAATCCTAATCCGAATCCAAGTACCCCCCATGCCCCCCAAGGGGGCCGGTTTGCCGAATTTTGGGCGCAATATCCCAAGAAAGTCGGGAAAGGAGCAGCAGAGAAAGCATTTGAGCGCATCAAGCCGGATAAGCAGACCTTTGACCGCATGATGGATGCCATATCTGCACAGAAGCGGAGCCGCCAATGGACGGAGAACAACGGCCAGTACATCCCAAATCCTGCGACATGGCTAAACCAGCGCAGGTGGGAGGACGAGCTTCCGCAGGGGGAAACCGACAATGTATTTTTGCAGATGCTGCAGGAGGAGGGACAACATGAACCGTACTGAAACACTGGCTGTTATGTCCATCCTCAAGGCCGCTTACCCTGCGTACTACCGAGACATGAAGCGGCAGGATGCCGAAGCGGTGGTAAACCTGTGGGCGGAAATGCTGGCAGACTACCCGGCTGACCTTGTAGCAGCGGCGGTTAAGACCCACATTGCCAGCGACCGCAAGGGGTTCCCTCCACACATTGGGGCTATCATAGCCGCTATTGGTGAGATCAGCAGACCAGCGGAACTCTCCGAGGGGGAAGCATGGGCGCTGATTGCAAAGGCCCTGCGGAACAGCGGCTACAACAGCGAGAAAGAGTTTGCAGCCCTGCCGGAGAATCTACAACGGTTGGTAGGACACCCATCCCAACTGCGGGAATGGGCCAGCATGGACACCGGGACAGTGCAGAGCGTTGTGCAGTCCAACTTTATGCGCAGCTACCGAGCAAGGCAGGAGAGCGAGCGCAAAATGCAAGCCCTGCCTGCGGATATCCGGGCAAAGCTGGCCGGTATGGCAGAGGTAAAGCAGCTGCCCAGCTATGACCTGGCGCTGGCGGAGCGGATGATGGAGGAGAATGCGTGAAAATCACTATCCCAGAAATCCCGCCATCGCTGAATAAATACGCTGGTCGGGCCAATGCATGGGACTACCGGGCGGAAAAGCAGCGCTGGCTGCAGCTGTTTGTTGCATACTGCCCCAAGTGCAAACCAATGGGCAAGGCGGTGGTGACCATCACCTACTACTTCCCCACCCGGCACCGGCATGACCCGGATAACTACAACGGCAAGATGCTGATGGACGGGCTGGTACACCGGGGAGTAATCGCCGATGATAGCTTTGACCATGTGGAATTAAGGCTGCGTGGGGCATATGACCCCAAAAATCCGAGAACAGAAATTGAAATAGAGGAGGTAACGGATGAAAGTACTTGAATTGTTTGCTGGAACGCGGAGTATAGGGAAAGCGTTTGAAAACAGAGGGCATCAAGTGTTTTCTGTGGAATGGGATAAGAATTTTGAAAACATCGATCTTTATGCAGATATCTTAACAGTTACGACGGATGAAATTCTGAATCGTTTTGGACGCCCGGATGTGATTTGGGCAAGTCCGGACTGTTCCACATTCAGCATTGCCGCTATAAGCCATCACCGGAGAAAAAATCCTGTAACAGGAAACCTTGACCCTGTCAGTGACTATGCAAAATTTTGCGATATGGTAGATCAGCATGTATTACAACTAATCAAGGACCTTAAGCCAAGGTTTTGGTTCATCGAAAATCCAAGGGGCGGGATGCGGAAGATGTCATGGATGCAAGGTTTTCCGAGGTACACTGTTACATATTGCCAATACGGGGATACACGAATGAAGCCAACGGATATTTGGACGAACCACCCGGAGCCTAAGTTCAAGCCAATGTGCAAGAATGGTGACCCTTGCCACGAAAGAGCTCCCCGTTCTGCAACTATTCGGGCGATGAAGGCCAAGGGGATTGAAATGGAGGTTGGAGGGACACAGTACGGATTAAAGAATAGCCGTGAAAGAAGCATAATTCCTAAAGCACTGTGCCAGCACATAGTGGATATTTGCGAAGAAGGACTATCAAAGGAGGTACCCTGATGGGGCAGAAGGATGTAGAGCGGGAGAATCCGCTTTTTGAGGGACAAAGTGCCGAGGAATTTATCAAGCGCTGGAACGCTGTCACCAAAGCCATAAAAATGCGCGCAGAGATGGCCGAGCATGAAAAGGTGGTGAGTTATGATGTCATACGATAAAGCGTCTCCTAACGCCAAAATCGGCTGTTCTAATTCAAACGACCCGGAGTTCCTGGAGAAGCTGGTGCGGGAGGGCAAGACCAACAGGGAGATTTCCTTAATTCTCGATCTTGATTACGGCTCTGTGGCCAAAATATTGTCTCGCTATGGAATCAAGAGAGACACCAACCGGCCATGTAAGAGATGCGGAGGGCCGATAGGCAGCACCAGCCCACGGCAGTTGTATTGCAAAGACTGCCAAAAGGCCATGGACAGCATCCGGGCCCGCAAAAGCAGTATGAAAAAAGCTGAGCCAAAGAAATGCGAATACTGCGGGAAGGACTATTTCGGCCAGCCGGGACAAAAGTACTGCTCCAAACAATGTTACAAGGATGCGGCGGCATCCGGTAAGTATAAGCGTCCCAAGAATTGGATAAAGCGCCGGGATGGGAAAATCGACATCGAGATAAGGGTTTGCGGCAAAACAACAGAGCGACGGGAGAGCGTGGATTACTACGAAGCCAGGGAGATTTGGCACGATGGCTGGATAGGCCGGGGCTACGCAGCGCTGATAACGGTAGATGGCCACAGGCTGGAGACCCTGCCGCAAATAAAGACATTCTTCGGATTTAGGAGGGATGCGCTATGAGGAACTGGACGGGAGCGGCAGTTACGATAATCTTAGCTGCTTTCTGCATAATGGTTCTATCGGCTATTTCGGCCGAAAGGTGGAATCATTTGGATGAAGTTGCCCAGGCGGAGATCACCGCAGAGGAACAGGAACGCCGGGAGCAGGCAGCCTATTACAAGGGTTGGCAGGACGGCAAGCAATACTATCTTGAGAATTTTGGAGGGTGAGCAAATGACCGTAAAGGACTACTACGAAGTAATCCGGGACATAGACCGGCTGGCTGCTGCCGTTGACGCAGAGGGTGCAGTCACCCTCGAACATGACGATGCGGAGCAGATATGGGCGCTGCTGCTGGACTACAAGGATTTGCTGATGGCTAAGGAGGTAGAGTGATGGAACGGCTAACTGAACGCTGGGGCGAAAATGATGTATGGGTGAAAAACCATGATTATGTTTCTGCGGCATACCGCCTCGCCGCCTACGAGGACACCGGCCTGATGCCGAACGATGTGACCGACATGATGGCGGCAAACGGCAATGCAATTTGCGAAATCGTGAAACTGAAAGAGGAACTGCAGGGTGCAAAGAACACCGCCGAGCAGCACGCCGCCATCAATGAAACGCTGTTTGACAGCAACATGAAGCTGGGCGCAGACAGGAAAGACCTCATCAACGAGCTATGCCAATACTGCGGGAAGTACAAAAAAGCACACGATGGCGCCTGTGACGGGTGCAGATGGAGGGAAATGTGATGGATGCAGTAAAGTTTATTGAGGAACGCAACAGGATGTGCAAGAGTTTTGGTGATAGATGTACTGGGTGCCCAGCTTCTAATGGTGGTTGTGCAGTTGGTCAAGAGTCAACACTGGACGCTACGGATCAGGTTGCTATGGTCGAGGAATGGTCTGCTGCACACCCACGCAAGACGAGGCAGAGCGTGCTTTTGGAGCAGTGGCCTAACTGCATGTTGGACGGTGATTGCGTTGTCGGGATGTGCCCAAGAAATGTAGACAAAAATTATATCTGCGATTTGAATCGTTCTGCTGGATGCCCCGACTGCCGCCGCGAGTTTTGGATGCAGGAGGTGGAGCAATGAAAGGAATTGTAATCACAACAAAGGACGAGATGCGGGTGCAGGAGTTTTCCGAGCCTGCACACAAGAGCATCGGCGAGGCCGTGGGAGGGTGGATTGAGGTTGTCCGCCCTGTGCGCTTGGAGCGCCCGTACTGCATGATAGTCAACGAAGAAGGGGCGTTTCTTAACCTCCCGAGGAACATCTTCGGCAGTTTCCTTTACGGGACGAACTATCATGGAAATTGGATTTTAGGAGATATCGTGCTGTTAAAGGAAGGCATCAACAGCGATGGGGAGCGTGACATATTAGGGCTTGACGAACAGGATATTAAGCACCTGTGCGATATGGTATCTGCCGAGAGCGACGGAGAGATTAAGCTGGAACAGGAGGTAGAGTGATGGAACGACTAACGAATGAAGAGGTCAGAGTGGACGAGAGCATGGACCGGTATCTCGGCCCGCGCTCCGTCCTTGAAGGCATGAAGCCGAAGCTGCTTGACCTGGTTCTGAACGGTCCGGTGCTGAACAGCGTATCGAAGGCTGCACTGCGGCAAATCATTCGGCAGCTCTACAGCGCGCTCGCCGCCTACGAGGACACGGGGCTGACGCCGGAGGAGGTTTTGCCGAAGGACAAGGCAGACGAGATTGCACTGAAGCTGATGCGGCTTGCTGATTTGGAGAGTATTTGCAGTTATACCCGCCTGCGGGAGCTGGCCGAGGCAGACAAGGACGAGCGCGTGGTGGTGCTGCCGTGCAAGGTGGGCGATGTTGTGTACGGATTCCACGGGGAAAAGACCATATTGCCGATGGTGGCAAAATGGATCGAAACGAACACTGACGGATGGTGCATTGCAGTACAATACGCGCCAATGGCCCCAAGGTTTTATCGGTTTTCCGATTTTGGCAAGACCGTATTCCTGACCCGCGAGGAGGCGGAGAAAGCATTGGAGGCGATGAAGAAATGAGCAAGGCTGTCATGCTGAGCATCCGCCCGAAGTGGTGCGAGAAGATTTGTAGAGGCGAAAAGACCGTCGAAGTACGCAAGACCCGCCCAAAGCTGAACACACCGTTCAGGGTGTACATCTACTGCACACGGGATAAACACCTCGCGCTGATACAGAACCGAGCAGGCGCAAACCTGATAGCCTGCATGGATGCGGAGACGGCGATTCCAGTCGGCGGTTTTGCAGGGAACGGGAAGGCCATCGGAGAGTTTGTGTGTGACCGAACCGACCGGCTGGCGCGAGTGGGCTTCGATGGAAGTGGTGAGCCTGCAAAATATTGCATTTATAACTCTGATATGTCTGTGTGGCCCGTGGATGGCATCTGCGAGGAAGCCTGCCTGACGCAGGAGGAGCTGGAAAAATACCTCGGAGGATACGAGGGTTACGGCCTGCACATCTCGGGTTTGAAGGTCTACGACACGCCGAAGGAACTGAGCGAGTTTTCGCGCCCGTTTGAAAACTGCATAGACAAAGTGTGTGATGAATTTGGGTGTGCATCATGCGAAAATGGCGGTTATATCAAGCGCCCGCCCCAGAGCTGGTGCTATGTAGAGGAGGTGGAGTGATGGGGGAGCACAAGCACAATCCCACGGCTATTGCTGCGAAAAACGGCAAATTACCACCGAAAAAGAAACCGATGGGCACAGCAGAGAGCAGGGCGTTGGTACACGCATGGATACGAGCGCACACGCTGCTGCCCATCATGGGACGCGAGACAAGGAGGAACTACAATGGATGAATTAAAGCGCTGCCCTGAGTGCGGTGGAGTTGCAACCGTTATCCATATGTACGATACCTACGATAGAGCAGACTTTGGGTGGGATGCCGGTTGTGGGAGATATAGGGCTGGTGATGGCCTCCACACAAAGAAGATGAAAGTATCTGGGCTGCCCAGCAAAGAAAAGGCAATCGAAGCATGGAACAGGAGGGCTGAAAATGGATGGCCAAATGCAGTTATATGACACATCGGAAAAACAATCAAGTAACAACACAGGTAAAGCTAAACGGAAGTGGGAAAATGGTTTCCAGAGATGGAGCAACCGGCACAGTGCAGATGGTGGTAGCTCTTTTGGGTGCTGTGGATTCGGCAGTATGTGTGACTATTGTGAGGATAATTCATATGGACGCCCGTGTGTCAGGTCGCTGAACGCCATGATCCGCGAAAAGCGTCTGAAAATCGACTACGAAAAGACTGGTTATGAAGAAGTATGGGAGGGGATTTTTGAAAATGGCTGAATACAAAATTTGCTTTAGCGTGGCTGGGGCGTTTGGTGCTCAAATCAGATTTGAAGCGAAACCAGGCGTATCCTATGAGGACGCTGCGGCGGCCCTTGATAAGGACAAACTGGCGAAGCTGATTTGCCTCGACACCTTGGGCTAATCCGCAAAGGACATTGAGATTATCACGCCGGAACAGTACGAGGCGGAATTTGGAGGGGATGACGATGGCTGAATACCTTGACAAGGAAGCGTTTAAGAAAAGCGTCGAGGAGCGTTATTGCAAGCCGTGCAAGGCAGAGGGAAAAGACCACAACGGATGCTGGTGTCGCGCCTGTTGGGTTGACGATATGCTCGATGAGGTAGAGTGTTTCCAGCTCGCTGATGTTGCCCCGGTGGTGTATGGCAAGTGGATAGTCCGATTTGACGGCCCATATAATCGTCGTAGATGCTATTGTTCGCATTGCGGAAAGCATAACGGGGTTGGTGGCATAGCTCAAAACCAAGAGAAGCCGTACTGCCCCAACTGCGGTGCAAAGATGGACGAAAAGGAGCGTTGACAATGGACGAATATATTAAGCGAGAAACGGCAATTGCCAAGTTAACCGCCTTGGAAGTAACCGAACCAAATGCTACGATGGCAGACGCAAAACGAGTGCTGGCTGATATTCCTGCTGCCGATGTAGCGCCGGTGGTGCATGGGCGATGGGTGGAAAAATGGGGTTTATACGACAAGGGGTTTTATATTAGCCGTAAGGTGTGGTATGAATGCTCTAATTGTGGCATGAAAACTCATTGTAGAGACGAATGCTTTGAGAAAGAAGTGGACTATAACTACTGCCCCAACTGCGGCGCAAAGATGGACGAAAAGGAGGCTGTCTATGATTAAGCCATACATCAAAAATGAAACTGCAGTGGATATTATCTGTAGTATCTGCGACAGAATGTATCCGGAAATGGACTGTGAGCCTGCCGACTGTGAGTGGATGAAGATGCTGGCGGAGGAAGCTGTTGATGCGGTGCCGGTGGTCAGATGCAAAGACTGCATGCATTACCTGATCGTAGACGAGTTTGAGGGTGGAAAGAGGTATATGTGCAAAGTCAATCGATTCTCTTACATCAACAGCGACGGTGATATGCACTATTGCTCCTACGGCGAAAGAAAGGAGGAGTCACATGATTGACTACAAAAAGACCTGTAAGTGGGAGCTTGGCAGGTATTACGAAAAGCTCATGGCCATCGACAGTCTGCAGGACGAGATCGATACGATGACCACAAGGATGGAGGGCATCAGGTCGCCCAAAATGGACGCCACACCTGTACAGGGCGGCAGCTCGACTGCCGAGGAACGCATCATCAACGCCATCTGCAATAGGGACAACCTTACCGTCAATCACGAGCTGGTTAAGTGGCAAGTGCGGCAGATGGACCGTGGCCTGTCTATCCTGACAGACCAGCAGCGCAGGATACTTGAGGTGGCCGTCATGCGGCGCGAGTACAATGCCATCGATAGATTATGTGACGAGCTGCACATCAGCAGGTCGGAGCTGTACCGCAGGATGGACGAGGCACTAAAGAGATACGCTATTTGCCGATACGGTGTGACCGAGCTGTAAAACTTGGGACAAATTCGGGACAAAATAACGCCTAACATAGTGTATACTAATATCGTGGTAAAACACAGACTTCCCTTGACATTCCTCCTGGTGGGGAGCCGGGCCCCTAATCCCGGCAATCTGCTCCCGTAGCTCAATGGTAGAGCGGCTGCCTTGTAAGCAGCGGGTTATAGGTTCAAGCCCTATCGGGTGCTCCACCTTCATGTTTTACCTCCTTTTTACGGGGCCGCCGATGCCCCGTTATCCCACCGGCCGAAGATACATGACCTTCGTAAAAAAGGTGCCGCGCTGGCAGACCGCAAGTTCGCAATAGTCTGCCTTACCAAAAGCAGTCAGAGAGTACCGAAAGGCGCTCTCTTTCTTTATGCCATAAAGGAGGGGATACCTATGGATTTAATAGTCCGCAAAATCCCGCAGAACGACACCATCAAGGTATATCCGGTATCTGATGTGCATTTGGGCAGCATCCTACATGATAAAGAGGGCTGGCAAGCATTCTGCCGCCGGGTAGAGCGGGAGGACGCTTATCTCATCCTTGGCGGCGATCTCATCAACAACAATACCCGGAACGCGGTGGGAAGCCCCTTTGAGGATTATATCCGCCCGCGGGAGCAGAAAAAGATGATGGTGGAAATGCTAACGCCCATCAAGGATAAGATACTCTGCGCGGTATCCGGTAACCACGAAGCAAGGACAGCCAGGGACACCGACCAAGACATTATGGGCGATATCATGTGCAAGCTGGACATGGAGGACTACTACGCCGAGGACATAGCATTCCTCAAACTGGAGATTGGGCGCAGGGTAACAAGAGATATCCCTATCACCAGCTATACGATGGCTGTTACCCATGGCGCCGGCGGCGGAATATATACCGGTGCAACGGTCAACCGCAATGAGCGCTTCGGCTACACCATAGAGGGCATTGACGCTCTGATTGTTGGCCACACCCACAAAGGCACCATCAGTAAGCCCAAAAAGATCGTGGTGGACAGTAACAACAATGTTATCCGTACCAAGCAGCTGGTAGTGGTTAGCTGTACCGCATGGCAGCAGTACGGAGGCTACGCAGCCCGGAAGATGCTATTGCCAAGCAGCGAGAGCGACCATGAGCAGCCGCAGACGCTCCTGCTGTGCGGGAACAAGACAGGCACTAAGCGGATAACCACGGTTTGGCAACAATAATTGGTAGCCCGGCATAGTAGACACCAGGAGGGATAGGGCGGGTAATGAACACTGTATTTGATTATAATTCTCCCAGGTGGCGGAGGAAGCGCCAACAGATATTAAGGCGTGACGGATATATGTGCCAGCACTGCAAGAGGTACGGAAAGGCGGTACAGGCTACAACGGTGCATCATATCAAACACGCAGATGAGTACCCGGAGATGGCCTTTGCCGATAAAAATTTAATTAGTCTCTGCGAGGGATGTCACAACAAACAGCACCCGGAAAAAGCAACAGCAGCAAGGGGCCGTTACTGATACCCCCCCTATCCGTTGCGCCTTCCGCCTCTATATAGGGACCGGCGGGGGGAACTTTTTCCAACTCTACGGTATATTTTTGAGAAAGGGGAAGCCATGACAAAGGAAAAATGGGTTGAAACTATCGAAAAACAGATGGAAAAACTCGGTACGGCCGACCCATCTTATCAATCTGCGGTAGAAACGCTTGCAGAGATACTGGAACAGCGGGATAAGACCAAGGCCGAGTTCAAAAAGTCCGGCGGCAAGTCCGTCATCGAATATACCAACAAAGGGAACGCCACAAACATGGTAAAAAACCCTCTGTTGATTCTGTGGGACGACCTCAACAAGAGCGCACTGGCATACTGGCGCGAATTGGGGCTTACTCCATCGAGTTTCCGCAAAATGACCGGCGGAGTGAAGGAAAAGGAGGAAAAGGGCGGCCTTGCCGCTGCTCTTGCCAGCCTTGAGACAGATTAAGGGTAAGAACTGGCCCGTAGTCCTTGAGTATGCCGAAAGCATCAGAGACGGGAGAAAGGTCGCTTGCAAGGAATTGCGGCAGGCTGTTGACCGTTTCTTTGCTGACCTCGATAATGACGAGTACGATTTCGCGCCGAAAGGGCCGGAGTTCTGTATTCAAATCATCGAAAAGACCCTCTGCCACCAGCAGGGGGAAAAGCTGGACGGTACACCGCTCCGGGGAAAGCCGTTCCTGTTGGAGCCGTTTCACAAATTCATCATATACAATCTTCTTGGGTTTAAGTTGAAAGGCACCGATGTGGTGCGGTTTCATGAAGCCCTTATTTTTATCCCTCGAAAGAACATCAAAACCAGTTTTGCCGCTTCCCTCGCATGGGCGCTGTCCCTGTGGTACCGGCGCAGCGGTTCCAAAACCTACATATCGGCCGCGGCTCTGATGCAGTCCCTTGAAAGCTTTAATTTTCTGGATTATAACATCCGGCTTATGGGCGAGGACGAGAAGCATGGCGGCGGTGTAAAGATCATTGACAACAACAACGAGCACTCAATGGAGGCAGAGCTTCCAGACGGCTCGTTTTTTATCCGCGCTCTGGCTGCAAACCCGGATGCGCAGGATTCTCTTAACTGCAATATTGCGATCTGCGATGAAATCCACGCTTTTACCAAGCCTAAGCAGTACAACCTTTTTAAGGAAGCCATGAAAGCCTACACCAACAAGCTGCTGATAGGTATTTCCACGGCTGGCGATAACGAACAGGGCTTTCTTGGGCAGCGGCTGCAATACTGCCGAAAGGTGCTGGATGGCACCATCAAGGACGAACAATATTTTATCTTTATGTGCTGCGCCAATCCGGATGAGGAGGGAAATATCGACTATACCAATCCCCTGGTACATGAGATGGCCAATCCGGCCTATGGCGTTTCCATCCGGCCGGAGGAAATTCTAAACGATAGCTTGCAGGCGCAGAATGACCCGCAGCAGCGGAAAGATTTCTTCGCAAAGTCTCTCAATGTCTATACCGGGGCTATCAAGTCCTATTTCAACCTCGACGAATTCCGGCGAAGCGATGAAAAATACAACTGGACGCTGGACGAGCTTTCCAAGCTCCCAATAGACTGGTATGGTGGTGCAGACCTCTCAAAAATGCACGACCTAACAGCGGCTGCGCTTTTTGGAAATTACAAAGGCGTGGATATCATCATCAGTCACGCTTGGTTCCCTGTGGTGCAGGCTCATGTTAAGGCCGACGAGGATGGTATACCGCTTTTCGGCTGGGCCGATGATGGACTTTTGACCATGTGCAACAGTCCAACCGTAAACCACGCCGATGTTGTCAACTGGTTTGTTACAATGCGAAAGCGCGGTTTCCGAATACGACAGGTGGGGCATGACCGTAAATTCTGCCGAGAGTATTTCATTGGCATGAAATCGGCTGGGTTTAACATTATCGACCAACCGCAGTATTTTTACAGGAAATCAGAAGGTTTCCGGCATATCGAGCAGAGCGCCAAAAATGGGACGCTGTACTATATGCATTCCGAAGCATATGAGTATTGTGTTGGGAATGTCTCGGCCGTCGAAAAGACAGACGACATGATCCAGTACGACAAGGTAAGACCGACAAACCGAATTGATGTGTTCGATGCCTCCGTATTCGCCACGGTGCGGTACTTGGAGGCTTTGGATAAATCTAAAGCAGGAAAGAAATGGTGGGGTGATAAATGAGCATAGCAAATTTTTTTGAGCGCTTCCGCTCTCGGGATAAGCCCCAAACGCGGAGCGCTGTATGCCTGTGTGATGGAACCGGCTGGAAAGACCTAACCTGTTCCGGCTATACAGACCTTGCGCACAACCCGGAAATCTGTGCCGCTGTTGATAGGATTGCGTCTTTAATTGGAAGTATGACAATCTATCTGATGCAAAACACCGATAGTGGAGATATCCGGGTTAAAAATGGGCTGTCTCGTGTGGTTGATATCGAGCCGAACAGTTACATGGGCCGGTCAAACTTTATCCAGTGGATCATCAAAACAATGCTGCTGGATGGCCGGGGGAACGCTGTAGTGCTCCCAAAGACCCGGAAGGGGCTGCTCCGGCGGCTTGACCCGATTCCGGCGGCGTTTGTAGCATTTATACCGAATGGGGAACGGTATTATAGCATCGAAATATCTGGGAAACCCTATGACCCGAAGGATGTGCTGCATTTTGCCATAAATCCGAGCAATTACTACCCATGGCAAGGCACTGGGTACAGCATTGCGCTGTCTGATGTGGCAAATAACCTCAAGCAAGCGGCGAAAACAGAAAATGGTTTCATGGCCAGTGAATGGAAACCGTCTCTTATCGTGAAGGTGGATTCGCTGACGGACGAGTTTTCTGACCCGGAGGGGCGTGCAAAGCTCCTTGGCGATTTTGTTGCAAGCAATAAAGCCGGGGAACCTTGGCTGATTCCTGCCGAGCAATTCTCGGTGGAACAGGTAAGGCCCCTTACTCTATCTGATCTTGCGCTGGCAGACTTCGTAAAACTGGATAAAACGACGGTGGCAACCATTCTTGGCGTGCCGCCTTTTGTTTTGGGCGTTGGCGAGTTCAAGCGAGACGAATGGAACAACTTTATTTCTTCCCGTATCATGCCGATTGCACAGATTTTGGAGCAGGAGTTTAGCCGAAAGCTGCTCGTATCTCCGGATTACTTTTTCCGCTTCAATGTCCGCTCCCTCTACAACTATTCCTTGGAGGAAACCATCAAAGCTGGTGCTGAAATGGTTGACCGCATGGCAATGACACGGAACGAGTGGCGCAGTTGGGTTGGGCTTACTCCGCACGAGGGAATGGATGAGCTTTTGGCCCTTGAAAACTACATTCCCGCGGACCGCCTTGGCGATCAGAAAAAACTAAACGGAGGAGGTGAGTAAATGGTAGGAGCAAGACAGGCAATCAGCCGCAGTGGCGACTTCAAAACCCGCGCTGCTGATGGAAACCTCTACATTGAGGGCTATTTCGCCACCTTTACCGGCGAATACCGGATGTGGGATAAAGCCATCGAGCGCATTGACCGAGGAGCCTTTGATGGTACCCTCGGTGATGATATTCGGGCGCTGGTTAACCATGATACCACAATCGTGCTTGGCAGAACAACAGCTGGTACACTGACCCTCCGCGTTGACGATTTGGGCCTTTGGGGGTCCATCCTCATTAATCAAGCGGATCAGGATGCCATGAACGCCTATGAGCGCGTAAAGCGTGGGGATGTTTCCCAATGTTCTTTCGGCTTTGACATCCTTGACGAGGAAACCGAAATCCGGCCAGATGGCACAACCGTGTGGACTATTCGCAAAGTCAAACTGTATGAGGTATCGGTCGTTACCTTCCCGGCCTACGAGGACACCATGGTAGAGGCTCGGAAAAAAGACCTTGAAAAGATCAACGAGCGCAAGCTCGACCAATGGAGGGCCGAAGCCCTCAAAAAGCTAAGAAAGGAGTGCTGACATGGCACTGAAATCCATTATGATTGCCAAAAAGCTGGAACTGAAAAGAGCAGTTTTTGAGGCACTGGTAGCTAAAGACGCAGAATTTGCAACACGCTCCGCTGAAATCGAAAAAGCAATCGGCGAAGCTACCACCGATGAGGAGCAGCAGGCTGTTGAGGACGCCATGAACAAATTTACCGAGGAACAGGATGCCCACAACGCCGAAAAAGAAAAACTGTCCGCAGAAATCAAGGGCCTTGAGGAAGATTTGGAAAATGCCGAAAATGATCCTCCCAAGGCTGAACCCAAAGCAGAAAAGAAAGCCGAAAGGAATGATTTTACCATGAATACCATCAACATTCGCTCCCTCCCCATGAATGTGCGCGCCTTTGACGCTCTTCCCAAAGAGCAGCGTGACGCTATCGTAGCCCAGCCCGATGTGCAGACCTTCTTTGCGGAGCTTCGTAACGCTGCCCGCAGCAAGAGAGATATCACCGGTGGTGAGCTGACCATCCCTGTTGTATTCCTCGACCTCATTGCCGAGAATATGTATCGCTACTCCAAACTGATGCGTCGGGTCCGCATCCGCAATGTCAATGGCGAAGCCCGTCAGACCATTGCCGGTACTGTCCCCGAGGCCGTTTGGACTGAAATGTGCGGCGCCATCAATGAGCTGACCTTCAGCTTTAACCAGATCACTCTTGACGGCTTCAAGGTTGCCGGTTATGTTCCTGTTTGTAATTCCCTGCTGGAGGATAACGATGTAAACCTCGCCTCCTGGATCGTCGAGATGCTGTCCGAGGCTATCGGCCTTGCCAAGGATAAGGCCATCCTGTACGGCAAGGGCGCTGGTCAGAAGATGCCTCTCGGTATTGTGACGCGTCTGGCGCAGGAGAGCAAACCCAGCGATTACCCGGCCAATGCTCCTGCTTGGGTTGACCTGCACACCTCCAACATCATCACCATTCCCACTGCTTCCACCGGCGAGGCTTTCTGGGCTGCGCTGGCTGTTGCTGCTGGTAACACCTTCACCCGCTATTCCCGCGGCGAGCGCTTCTGGGCTATGAATAGCAAGACCCTGGCTACTCTGCAGTCCAAGGCAATCCTTGCTACCGCTCTGGGTCGTTATGTCACCTTTGACGGCATGACCATGCCCATCATCGGCGGTGATGTGGAAATCCTCGAATTTATCCCCGATGGCGACATCGTTGGCGGCTATGGCGACCTGTACCTGTGGGCGCAGCGCTCCGGCATGACCATCGAAGCATCCCGCGAGGTTCAGTTCATTCAGGACAACACCGTATTCCGCGGCAAAGAGCGTGCTGACGGTATGCCCGTTATCCCCGGCGCTTTTGTGGCGATCAACATTAACGGCGCTTCCGTAACCACCTCCATGACCTTTGCGGCTGATACCGCCAACAACGCCAAGCTGTCCGCTCTGACCGTTGGAAACCTGTCCCTCAGCCCTGCTTTTGATGGCGATGTGCTGAGCTACACCGCTACCGCTTCCGCTGCGACTGCTGCAGTAAACGCCACTACCGAGGTTGCCGGTGCGCAGGTCGCTATTGCCTACAACAACGCCAATGTGAAGAACGGCGGCTCTGTTACCTGGCTGGCTGATGGCACTGCCCATCCTCTGACCGTAACCGTGAAGAACGGCAACGAGACCGTAGTCTATACCGTCAATGTAACCAAGGCTTCCTAAGGGGGGTTAAAGCATGACAGACGCTGACATCCTTGTGATCTTGAAAGTCGATTTGCAGCTTTCCACCGCAGCGCTGGACAACTATCTCTTGGCGCTGATCGCGTCTGCCAAAGAGTACATTGCCACCGAGGGCATCGTGCTCTCCACCAGTACGGGTGATGCCGTACTGGTGGAGATGTACGCCGCTTACCTCTACCGGCAGCGCAGAGAGAAAGTAGTGGCAATGCCGCGTATGCTGCGCTGGGCACTCAACAACCGACTGTTTGAGCAAAAGGTGGGTGGTTGATTTGGATGATCTCATTACATTAATCTCTCAAACCTTTGAGCAGAACGATATCGGGGTACAGATTGCCACAGAAACCACAACACAGGTCTGGGCGCGGCTGCAGTCCGCTACACGGGCGGAGTTCTATTCCGCCGGTCAAAACGGCTTGCAGCCGTCCCTTGTGGCGGTTACTCCTATCGCCAACTATGCTGGGCAGAAATTAGCCGAGTGGCGCGGCACACGCTATTCCATTTATCGCACCTATTTTGCAACAGGCAGCGATGAAATAGAGCTGTACCTAGAGGAAAAGGTGGGCAATGATGTCGAAAACGGTTAGACCGGATGAGTTGGCAACGGCAATCCTGTCCGAACTGAAAAACTATGACCAGGCCGTTACGGATGGCGTAAAAAAAGAGGTTCGGCAGGTGGCAAAGGAATGCCGCCAAGACATTGTGACCGGCAGCCCGGTACAGACCGGCGATTATAAGGCCGGTTGGCGTGACAAGGTCGCATATGAGAGCTACAGCGATATCCGTATGCGAATTTTCAACAAAACGGATTACCAGCTCACGCACTTGCTGGAACATGGTCACGCAGGCCCAGGCGGAACCGCAAAAGGCTCTGCCCGCCCATTCCCCCACATCGGCCCAGCGGAGCAAAAGGCAGAGCAGAAACTATTAACCCGTGTAAAGGTGGTGATTAAGAAAGGATGACACTGCAAGAGGTCAATTCCCTGTTAAAACAGACGAGGATGCCCGTAGCTTACGGTTACTTCAATAAGCCGCAAAAGTTACCGTATATCCTCTATCGCGTCTCCTACTCCAATAATTTTGGCGCTGACAATGTGGTGTATCACCCCATCAACCATATACAGGTTGAGCTTTACACAAAAGATAAAGACCTAACAGCAGAGGGCAAAGTCGAACAGGCTTTGTCCTCTCTGTTTTGGCAGAAGTCCGAGAGTTACATTGAAGATCAGCAGTGTAACCAAGTAGTTTATGAAATCGAGGTGTAAAAATGGCTGATAAAGTTAAATTCGGTATCTCGAATGTCCATTACGCTATCCTCGACGGGGAAAATAACACCTATGGCACTCCCGTAGCCATCCCCGGCGCAGTTAGCCTGTCTTTGGAGCCTTCCGGCGATACCACACCGTTTTATGCGGACAACATTCAGTATTTCGTAGCCGTGGCGAACAGCGGCTACACCGGCGATCTCGAAGTTGCCGTTTTCCCCGAAGCATTCCTCAAGGATGTTTTCGGGTATACTCTTGACACCACCAGCAAGGTGATGATCGAGAATGCAAACATTCAGCCCAAGTCTTTCGCACTGCTGTTCCAAGAGGAGGGCGATGTGAACGGGACGAAGTTTGTTCTTTACAACTGCACCTGCACTCGGCCTACCCGTGAGCTGAACACCACGACCGAGAGCGTAGAGCCGCAGACGCAAACCGTCAGCATCACCGCTTCCCCGCTGGCAAACGGCAACTCCCTTGCCTACACTACGGCGGAGACCCCGGAGGCGACCGTGAACGGCTGGTACACCGCCGTATTCACTCCGACGACTGGAGGCTGAAATGAACAAAGTAATCGAGATCGACGGAAAAAGCGTAGGGTTGTGCGCTAATGCGCTGACCCCACGCATCTACCGCCATAAAGTGGGTCGGGATATTGTCCGTGACCTGCAAAAGCTACAAACGGCAGCGACATCCGAGGACGGATCTTTTTCCGTAAGCGATCTTGAAATATTTGAGGATGTCGCTTTTATCATGGCTCGGCAATATGACGGGTCCATCCCGGACAATGTTGACGAGTGGCTGGAGCAGTTTGAGATGTTTTCCATCTATAAAGTGCTCCCTGCCATTTTGGAGCTTTGGAGCCTGAACAACAAGACTACCGCTGTTCCAAAAAAAAAATAAAACAAACCGTGCGTGAGCCCACCGGGTCAACCTTTATGCTCCGCTGCGCTGAACTCGGGTTATCCGATGAAGCGCTGGAGGACATGACCTGCGGAATGGTCTATGATTTGATGATCGAAAAGGCCAACGACGCAGAACAGTATGCCATAAAGGGCAGACCCGGCGGCTTGCGTGATTTCTTCGCAGGAGGTGGTAAGATTGGCTGAAAATGTTAAAGGCATCGTTGTTGAAATCGGCGGCGATACAAAGGGATTGTCGAAAGCGATCAGCTCGCTGAACAGCGAAATCCGTGGGACACAATCGGAGCTTAATAAAGTCAATCGCCTGCTGAAACTCGACCCGACTAATATTGACCTGCTCAAACAAAAGGAGCAATTGCTCGGGGAACAAATCAAAAATACAGAAAACAAGGTTGAAAGCCTCCGAAACGCCAAAAAGAAAGCGGATCAGGAAATGGCGGACGGCACGGAGATCAACCAAAAACAATACCGTGAGTTAGTCCGGGAACTGACCAGCGCCGAACTAAAGCTGAAAGACCTACAGGCCGAAGCGTCCAAGAGCCGTGCGGCACTTGCACAGGTTTCAGCGGTTACCGGCGAAATAGCAGAAAAGTCCGGGAACATTGCAAAGAAGTTTGCACCGGCATCTTTGGCCTTTGCAGGAGCAGGAGTGGCAGCCACAAAAGCGGCTGTAGAATTTGAAAGCGCCTTTGCTGGCGTTGAAAAAACAGTAGACGGCACTACAGAGCAGCTTGCGGCACTCAGGCAGGGCATATTGGACATGGCAGAAGAAATTCCTGCGTCCACTACGGAGATTGCGGCGGTTGCGGAAGCTGCTGGACAGTTGGGTATTGCCACCGATGATGTACTTGACTTTACCCGCGTTATGATCGACTTGGGCGAAGCAACAAACCTTTCCGCTGATGAAGCTGCCTCTGCACTTGCCAAATTTGCCAACATTACCGGAACGACCGCTGATGAATACTCCAAACTCGGCAGTACCATCGTTGACCTTGGCAATAACTTTGCCACAACAGAGCGCGATATTGTTGAGATGGCTACACGCCTTGCGTCTGCTGGTACAGTTGCCGGGTTGTCCGAACAGGATATCCTTGCATTGTCTACCGCAATGTCCTCGGTTGGCATCAACGCAGAGGCAGGCGGTACGGCAATGACCCAAACAATGACCGCAATAAGCAAGGCTGTGTCTGCTGGCGGTGATGATCTTGAGACATTCGCAAAGATCGCTGGTGTATCTGCTTCTGAATTCGCAGATATGTGGGGCAATGAACCGATAGACGCAATCAGTGCTTTCATCGGCGGGATTGGGAAGATGAACGAAAATGGAGAGGACACAATCTCCGTATTGGATGAATTGGGGCTCTCCGGGATTCGCCAGTCCAATATGCTTCGTGCGTTAGCCCTTGCGTCCGATGTATTGGACGATGCTGTTACAACCGCGAATACTGCATGGGACGAAAATATTGCCCTCTCCAACGAGGCAAGCAAAAGATACGCAACGACCGAAAGCCAGATGAAAATACTCCGAAACGGGCTCAACAACTTGGCGATTTCCATCGGTGATATCCTGCTGCCGATTATCAATAAAATCGTCGAAGGGCTTCAAAATGCAATCGATTGGTTTACAAATCTCGACGATGGGGTAAAGAAAACGATCCTTATTGTCGGCGGTCTTATTGCGGCGATTTCTCCGATTGCAGGTATTATTTCAGGAATTGCCGGAGCCATCAGTTTTATAACTGGAACGGTTATCCCGGCGCTGATAACGGCCATAAATTTCATAATTGCAAATCCTATCGTGCTGCTCATAGCGGCCATTGTAGGACTTGTTGCGCTGATTGCAACAAAGGGTGACGAGATACAGGCCATCCTCCAGCGTGTGGATGATTTCTTGCAGGGCGTATTTACGACGGATTGGTCGGAATCGTTTGGAATATTGGGGGAAATCTTAAATTTCTTCTTCGCAACAGTAAAATCTATTTGGGATTCCATAAAGGCCGTTTTTGACGGTATTATCGATTTTGTTCGTGGCGTTTTTACTGGAGATTGGGAAAGAGCATGGAAAGGTGTGCAGGAAATCTTTAAGGGAATCTTTACGGCGCTTGTTGACATTGCAAAAGCGCCCATTAACGGCATCATTGCACTAATCAACATGGTCATTGACGCAATCAACTGGATGATAAACGGTCTGAATAAGATCCACTTTGATGTCCCTGACTGGGTTCCTGTTTTGGGCGGTAAGTCCCTCGGATTTAATATTCCGACCATCGGAAAAATTGCTTATCTTGCCAAGGGCGGAGTTTTGTCCTCCGGCAGCGCCATCGTCGGCGAAGCCGGGCCGGAGCTGCTTACCATGGCCGGTGGCCGTGCCCATGTTATGCCACTGAACGGAAACGACCGTGTCGGCATCACCATCGAAATGAACAACACATTTAACGGCTACGATAACGCAGCCGGTGAAGCTGCCGCAAGGAACTTGGTACAGGCGGTCAACCGTGCGCTTGGGAGGGCTTACTGATGAGAAAATTTAAGCTCAAGAACGGTGTCGGAGCCGAATGGGATTTGATGGACAAAACGGCGTACTTCAATGCGCCGGGTGGATTAGGATTTGGCAAAACCTACTCTACCATCCAAGCCGGAAGCGCATGGCTGGTATCGGATGAATTCCTTAACCAGTATGCCGTGACAGGCGAAATGATATTCTTCGACTATTCCCGGTATCAGGCGTTTATTTCGTTCGTGACAAAAGGCCCGCTTTACCTGATGTATTCCCCGCTGGACACATGGTACAAAATCAAGTGCGAAGTGCAGTCTGCGGATAAGTCGGAGCTGAAATCCGGCTATTTGGCAGTACCGATTACATTCCTCTGCTTCGGGACTTGGCATGAAGCTGTTAAGGTAACGCAAAGCCAAGCGCCAGACCAAGGGATTAAAAGGTACAGCTATACTTATCCTTATTATTACGCAGAGACAGCAACAGGAACTGCAAAAATAAGAAACGGGGATTTGGCATCTCCGTGCAAGCTGCAAATCTTTGGCCCGGTCGTCAATCCTGCTTGGGCGCTTATCAAGGCTGGTACCCGTGTAGCGGTCGGAAAAGTAACCGCCACAATCCCTGACGGCCACAAACTCGTTGTTGATGCTGACCCTGCAACAATGGAGATTGCCGAGTATGCGCTGGACGGGACATACATCCAAAACCTGTACCAGTCCAGCGACTTTTCGACCGGAAGATTTATCTATGCTCCGCCGGGAGAAAGCACTTTGACATTTTCGCACGACGGCACATCGGATATAACAGCATATGTGGAGGTGGAAAAACTTGCGTACTCTGTTTAAGTGTGAAGTGTTCGCTCGTGATTATACTTTCCGCAGCTTTGCGCCGATTGAAAGCCCGGAGATACAGTTTGACTACCTAACGGCGGAAAAAACCACTCTACGGGCGGTTAAAATCAATGCAAAGAAAGGCGATTTTATCAGCGTGACCGACCAAAACGGCGTTGTAGCCTATCAGGGGATCGTGGATGATGTCGAAACCGACAAAACAGGCGTGACCATCTCTGCACAGCCATTGATGGCGCTGTTTGATGTTGATGTGCATTTTGACCGCACCACATCCTCCAAAATAGAGCAGTTTATCGCCGGTATCATAACGGACAATTTCATTTCCTCCCATGATGCATTACAAAACATCACCGGCATGACGGTGGAAACGACCTCCGAGACCACCGGAGCGCTGAACCTCAAGGATAACATCCACAGCTTTTACGAGATCATTACAAAATCCTTGACAGCTTACGGCATAGCCATAAACATGACCTTTGACCCGCAGAATAAGGCTATTACCGTTACGGTTGGAAAGGTAAGTGAAAGCGCTGTCATCGAAGCAAGCCTACAAGCCATTGTGGATAAAAATATTATCATTGGCGACAGCTCCGGCCAGCTGAACAAGGTGACCATCTACAACAAAGCGGATGAAACGCAGAATGTTACCTATTATCTGCACCCAAACGGAAAGGTTGACACCAACAATTCCGACCGGATTACGCCGGTATTCTTCGCAGCGCAGTTTTTGGAGACCGATGTGGACTTTGATACCGCAGCTTATCAAAAGGCATACGAAGCACTCACTCCGCAGCAGTATGACAACATGATTGAGCTGGCTGCCCGAAACGACTGTGGCGTACTTGATACCTCGATGGCCATTGGCACAGAGGTTTTGGTCATTGATGGCGACAGTAGTTACAAATCTATCCTTACCGGCTATGCAAGGTCGCAGGATGTTACAAAAATGACCTTTGGCGTTGTCCGCGCCGATTTAACCAAAATCCTAATCCTTGAAAGGAGGGCAAACGCATGATAACGCTGCTCCAGTATAACGCATCTATCGTAACTCCAACGGATGATGCGTATCTGTACAACCACATCATCAACGACAGCGGTATATTTACCGGCGTGGAGGTAACAACACAGGGCGGAAACATCATCAATGTTTCGGATGGCCGCGGAATTATCCTCGGCCGAAACTTTGTGGTAGAAGCGCAGACCATCAATGCTACGCTCCCGACCAGCGGCTCCGTCCCCGGTCGATTGCTTATCCAAATTGACATGGCAAACACCGAAGCGCCGATTTCTTTTGTGACACAGGCGCAAGACCCGCTTCCGGCGCTGGTGCAGGAGGATATCAATGCAAGCGGTACTGTGTACCAGCTGCCGATAGCCACTTACACAGCCCAGCCCACAATGATCTCCGATTTGCAGTATGTAGCGCACACCATCAGCCCCGGTACTGTTGCGAGCTTTAACGGCCGCACCGGAGCGGTGACACCGCAAACCGGCGATTACACCGGCAGCCAAATCAAAATCCCCGGCTACAAGCAGGCAACCTCCCGGCAGAATGTAACCGCAACAGACACGGTAACGCAGGCCATCGGAAAGATGGAGTACAAGATAAACCGGGCGGTTGTTATTAAGCAGCTTTCGCTTCCTGCGGCATCTTGGCTCGGCTCCGAAAGCCCATACAGCCAGACGGTAACCGGCCTTGGGACTACTGCCAATAGCAAGGTGGATATCCAGATCGACACCGCCGCCTACAACACCATGGTTGATAGCGGAACCGGCGCTATCTATGTAGCGAACGACAACGGCACTATTACGGCCTATGCCTTGGGCGACAAGCCGACCGCGGATATTACCTTACAGGTAGCGATTTCGGAGGTGGTGAAAGGGTGAGCCTCGTCGGAAGATACACAACCCCAACCCACATTTTTACCGTCCCGTTTGATACCGGCACCATCTCAATGATGGCCGTTATCTACAAGCAGGGCGGCAATGTCGTACTTGTAAAAGACCTTGAGGATTGCACGCTGGGAGATAAAACCGTTTCCTGTACTCTTACAGAGGAGGAAACTTCACTTTTCAAACCAAACCCGCAGGTGCAAATACAGCTGCGTGTTGGTATTGGCAATGCGCGGCTTAACTCCAATATCCTCAATGTATCTGTAGCAGATGTCCTTAAAGATGGCCTTTTGGATAATATCGCGGGCGGTGATACAAAATGATTTTTCAGACTACATTCCAATCCTCTGAAAACCAGTTTCAAACCGCTTTTGCATCTCCGACATCTACTTTTGCAATTACATTCGGCAGCGTGGTTGGCGTAGCGGCGGAAGTCTATAAGGGCGAGTACACGGTTACCCCTTCTGTTACCGACCAACTGCTGTTGACAAAGGAAAAAATGTTGAAAGATAACATGACCTTTATGGCGGTGCCAAAACAAATTGTAGATAACCCCTCCGGGGGCAAGACTGTAACTATAGGAGGCTAAAAATGGCTGACACTAAGTACAATTCCAAAATAATCTTTTATGGCGAAACCCTGATGGATTTGACCAGCGACACGGTTGACCCCGCAAGTTTGCTCAAGAGCAAAACGGCACACGATAAGACCGGCGCTCCAATTACCGGCACCTGTCCGTATGATGCCGATACTTCCGATGCAACCGCTACCGCTGCGGAAATCCTTAATAGCAAAACCGCCTATGTGGACGGCGCTAAAGTAACCGGCTCTATGCCGAACAAGGGAGCCGTTTCCCTCTCCATCGTTGACAAATCCCCGGTAGCAATCCCTGCCGGTTATCACGATGGCTCCGGCTCTGCTACCATCGACAGCACCGAAGCCGCAAAAATCATTGCCGGTAACATTAAATCCGGTGTGTCCATCCTTGGCGTAACCGGTGATTACGCCGGTGAGTTGACTAAGGGCCAGAAAAAGACCGTAACCCCGGCCAAAGCACAGTTTAGCGTCCTCCCCGATGAGGGCTATGACTTCCTTTCTGAGGTAGTCGTAAACGGAGTGCCGATTGCTTATGCCGATAACCCCGCAGGAGGTCAGACCGTAACGATTGGAGCGTGATTAGATGGCGGTTAACAAGGTAGCGTTTTTCGGAAACACAATCATGGATATTTCGGACACTACCGCCGACGAAAGCTCCGTTGTTGCCGGAAAGCAGTTTTACAAAGCAAATGGCGCAAGAGCGACCGGGACCGCCGACTACCAGCAGAAAATCACCACGCAAACCGTTTCTTTAAGTTCTTCATGGAGCGGCAGCGGCCCGTATTATCAAACGATACTTACGGGCCAAGCCGCCGGTCTCCAAGTCAACCTCAATCCCACTATTGACCAGCTTGCAGCACTCGCAGATGCTGGTGTTACCTCGATGGTGGCGGCAAATGAAAACGGAACGGTAAAGATATACGCAGCTGGTGCGGCTCCTGCGGCGATGAGCCTACAAATCACAAAGATTATGACTTATTAAGGAGGACAATAAAATGAGCGTAATTTATGGTAATCCAATCATTGCAGGTGGTGGTGGCCTTGAGCTTGTGGCAAATGTCGCTGACGGGGCAACCGTTACCGCTACTCTTGGCAGCAAGACAGTGACAGGTGTTTCTGTTGGTGGTCAGGCACGGCTTAAAATCCCGCAGGAGGGCAAGTGGACTGTTTCTGCAACAAACGGGACGATGGTATCTGCCCCGCAGGAAGTCAGTGTTCCTGCCACAGTTGACCTCGCATTACCTTCACATGTGCTGAACGATACAAGCTGGGCAATAATTAAGCAGATGTCTGACGCTGGCGAGGGTGCAAACTTCTGGGCTGTCGGCGACTGTAAGGAAGTGACCATGAACGGCAAGGTTTCCGATGGTCTTACTCTTACGAATTACACCACTTGGGTATTTATCATAGGGTTTAATCACAACGCAGAGCGAGAGGGCAACGGTATAGCTTTTCAAGGCTTTAAGACAGCCCAAACCAACGGCAAAGATGTGTGCCTTATAGACAGATTCTTCAACAGTTCTGTCCCATCAGGTAGCATAGCTTTAAGGATGAACGATTCCCGAACCACTGTTGGTGGATGGAAGTCCTGTAAAATGAGGACGATAGTAATGCCGCTTATCGAAGCCGCACTGCCAAGTGACCTGCAATCTGTACTAAAATCCACTACGATATACACAGATAATACAGGAAACGGGGCCGCCGGTGTCACTCCAACATCGACCGATGACAAAATATACATTCCGACACATTATGAAGTATTTGGCACTGTATCGTCAAATACCACAAATAAGGAAAGTGCTTATTGTAAACAATACGATTATTATGCTGCTGGTAACGATAAGCGCAAATATCGCAGTGATTTACTTGCGAATGCAACATGGTGGCTTCTACGCTCTCCCAATATTCCAAATGGAGAGATGTTTAGAGCGGTTGATTACGCTGGCAATCCTGACGGATATTATGCGAATTCAAGTGGAGGTGTGGCTCCATGCTTCAAGGTATAAGCTATGGACTACATTTGTTTTAATCGTTTTAAGCAAAACGCCCTGTGTGGCGAAGTGAATATTCGATACGGCACGAAACTTGATGAAATCAACAATGTAATCAGCTATTGCGGAAACCCCATTTGCTATACCAAAAGCCAAAACGCCTATGATTATTTCGCAAGAAATGATGATGGCAAAGGCTTGGAGCGTGGGAAACTGACAGCAGAAATAATCAAACTGCTGAATAACCGCAAAGACGGGAAGTACCAAGACCGATGGGATAGGATTTGGGATGATTTATCCTTGCTGAAATACAAACGACCAGAACACGATGACTATTGGTTATGGAACTATGATTTTTTCAATGCTTCGATTGAGGAGCTGAACAGAATTAAATCCATGATACTGGAGGTGTGATAATGTATAAAATCAAGGCAGAAGGCAAGGAATACTATTCCGACACCTTGGTATATGTGAAGAAGGCCCCAAATGGGTGCTATGTTCCTTGTTTGGCAGAGGAAGCAGAGTATGTTGTCGGGAAAGTGCCTGAAGATACCATTTTTGAAAACGCAGAGGTAGAAAATTTCGATGGTGGTTCTATGGCATCAGATATGCAGGAAGCCTTAAACATGATGGGGGTGAACTAATGGGCTATTACACCGAAAAGGCCAAAGAAGTAAAAGCAAAGCAGGACGCAGAATTGGAGCAGCTGAAAGCAGCTCTTCAAACCCTTGGCGTAGAAACCGAAGAAAAGGAGGAAACGGCCAATGCGGAATGACATCTTAGAGCAGGCGCAGGAAATCCGGACGAGCATTGACAGCGTGACCGGCACCATGGCGGACGCTGATGCAGCAAAGAACCCCATGCTGTTCCTGCCATGGGAGACTGATACAAAGTATGCGGTGGGTGACCGCAGACGGCATGATGGCAAGGTGTACAAGTGCTTGCAGGCCCATACCTCACAAGCGGACTGGGAACCCCCGGCCGTTCCTGCTCTGTGGGTAGTCGTCAATGTCAGTTCTCCCGGCACGATTGATGACCCCATCCCGGCATCGAAGGGCATGGAATACGAGTACGGCAAGTACTACCTTGACCCGGAGGACAAGAAAACCTACCTCTGCAAGCGTCTGAATGAAACCGGCACCATCGTACTTCAATACCTGCCGCATGAACTTATAGGCCAGTATTTTGAGGAGGTAACCTAATGGATATTTTCCTCCCCAAAGATGTGCATGAAGAATTCGCCAGGCGCATGGAGGATGAAAACCGGCGGCAGAACCACCGGATTGACAACCTAGAAAACAGCGTGAAAGCCTTTGGCGAGATCGCCAACAGTGTAAACCGCTTGGCCACCAACATGGAGACCATGACAACCGAATTAAGCCGACAGGGCGAACGCCTTGAGACGCTGGAAAGAAAGCCGGGGGACAACTGGAACGCTGTCCTCCGGTCTATTTTAACTGGTATCGGCGCAGCTATTGCTGTTGCCGTTGTCGCTGTAATCGCCAATAACCTCGTAAAGTAAAGGAGAATGGAAATGAACGAATTTGTAACTTGGACTTCCCTTGGCACTTATGCTGGCGCTGTAATGATGGTCACAATCATTACCCAGTTCCTCAAGCAGACCCCTCTCAAGAACATCAACACCCAGCTGCTTGCTTACATCATCTCTGTGGCCATCCTCATCGGAGCCGAAGCATTTAACGGCTCTGCTCTGACAGTACAGGGCGTGGTGCTGTGCCTGCTGAACGCTGTTATTGTCGCTTTGGCTGCTAATGGTACATATGACGCAGCCACCACCGGCATGGTCAAACACACTGATGCGGCTATTTTGGATGCCGAAGGAAAGGGGGAAGCCTAATGGCTTTCCTCTCTCCCGATGATGTACGCTATGATAACGGCGTAAAAATCTGTGAAAAGCTTATTCCTGATAGCGCCGTATGGAACCGAGACTATACCGAGGCCGGTTATACATACCGCAAAGGTACGCAGTACAAGGCAAACCGGGCGTTATCCGCCATTAACGGTGTGACTATTCACAATACTGGCCGGATTAAAGTCCCCAGCGGAACCACAATGGCCGAGCAGTACACCCGTGCAACTTATCCCAACTGCAATATGGGGTCTGTCCGTGTCCACTACTATGTGGATGAGAACGAAGCATGGCAGAACCTTGACGAGGGCGAGGTCGGCTGGCACGCTGCTGATGGAAACTACGGCCCCGGCAACAGCACTACCATCGCCATCGAGATCATCATGGACGGCACTAATGCCGAGTATAACCGGATTGCCGAAGATAACGGCGCAAGGCTTTGCGCTGCTATTCTTAAACGGCATGGTTTGGACGAGAACGCCGTCTATCAGCACCATGACTGGTACGCAAGGAAAGATTGCCCTGCTTATATCAGACCGCACTGGAGTGCGTTTTTGGCGTTGGTGCGGCAGTATCTCAATGACGATACGCAGGTGCCGAGCGATTATGATAAGCTGGCCGCCGAGCTGGAAGAAATCAAAGAGAAGTACAGAACCGAACACGCATCCGCACAGGCATTGCGTGGCAGAATTTTAGCCGCCGTCGAACAGTACGATACGGCGGCTGAATAACTCACTTTGTAACTCACTTTTATTCCGAAAGTGTGTTTTTTATTCCTTTTGTGCAGGAAAAGAGAACGAAAAACCCGCTTAAATACTGCATTTTCCGCATATAGCGCTTAATGCGTGTGGGTTCAAGTCCCATCTTCCGCACCAACGAGAAAGCCAGTAACCATGCGG